ACTCGGTTAGGCGATCAGAGAGAGCCGCTTTCACAGAAGCGAAATGGCCCCATGCGCGGTATTGGTTGCATCGTTAGCTAGGCCTACTGTATCGTTCAAAACTAAGTACGTTGAGGAATTGACCAAATCGGTCGTTCGCTCGGTACGAAACCTCCTCATGTGCGAGGGGTACCGGTTTGACTTAAAGAACGAGAAGGTTTCGATAGATCATATTGTCGACCTTTTCGTTCCCTTGTCTGATGGCGAAGCTGTCAAGACAATTAAGTATCTTACCGCCGTTTACCTTCCTCGTCTCGTGGGAGACGTAGAACCTGAGCGTCCGGGCTTCCTCTCGGAAACCGCAACCCTATTCTCGGGTACGTATGGCAAGTTCATCGCCAACCGTTTCCGTGGTAGAGGATCTGGTGTTGACTCAGTCCGGCACGCCAAGAAAGACAGTGAACATGGTCTTTCAAAGCGACAGCTATCTCTAGCTATGTCGATACTTCAGTTGAAGCGGTATTTACCCGCTTTGCCTGCAACGTTGAAACAAGAAGCTATGGAAGGTTGCAAAAAGAGATTGACAACTCCTGGAACCACTCCGCCACGGTTACTGGATGAACTAGCCAGGACCGCAGCAGAATTGTTCCCTCTAGGATGGGACTCAAAGAGTTCTGTCCCGTCGTTTTCGGTCACCAACAAGTCCTGTTATGAAAGGACTCGTGGTGAAGGTGGAGCACAGGACTTCATGTTCACTCTCAAGGGAAAGCACGATCAGGTTACAGAATCGTGCTTGAGTGAAGCAAGAAGATGGGCATCTGACGTCTTGGACAAGAGTCAGTATCCCCCACTACCAGAACATCCTCATATGATGACGGAGCGCGAGTATATCGACTACGCAGTTCGATCTCAACCCAAGGTTCTTAGGGCAAAGATGGAAATCGTGGAAGATCCTCTCAAGGCGCGTGTCATCACGAAGAATAACTGGCAGTGTACAGTGCTAAAACCTCTCCAAAAGTTGATCCATGGTCGTTTGAGAAAAATGCGACCATTTAGACTTATTGGGGAACCATTAACGGAGGAAATCATTGCATGCTTGGAACGGTTCAAAGGCTCGAAGTATGTGTCTGGTGACTATGAAGCGGCGACGGACAACTTCCACTCGGATGCGACAGAGGTAGTTCTTGAAACTATTCTCGGTAACATGACCGGTGAGTTGGCCAAAAATCCTGAATACATGATTCTCGCAAAGCGATCCCTTACGGGCCTTACCATTTCTGGCAAGGGAATCGAGGATTTCGTCATGGAACGTGGCCAATTGATGGGCAGTCTCCTATCATTCCCTATCC